TTGACCTCGTAATGGTGGCGAAAGCGCTGTTACGGGCGAGTGAAAGGCCGTGCCGAGTACCGGCTCCGGTACGATGAGAATCCGGTTCGGGGATAACGCGGCTTATGCAGCCGTCACCTTTGGTACCCAAATTGACCCTCATGCATAGGGAGAGATCCCTGAGGCTCAACACTTTAGTAATTATGAAGAATATAAATATAAATATAATCAACATAACCACTAAAGTGGTTATCTGGCTTTTCCAAGTTTTCAACCTTGGAAAGGACAGATCACCTAAAGAATTTTCCCTATTACTCCGTGAATTGGAATCGATTCGTAAGAATCGAGGTCCAATCTCACTGATATCATTGTTGAAAGATATCAGAGTAGTCTGGTTGAATTACCTTGCGGGTAATCCAATTAAGATGAAAGGAGTTAAGACAACTAAGGATGGGATTCCCCTAATTCTTGGTGATCTAATACCTATAATACGTAAAGGACCAACTCCAGGTTTACTGCAGTTGATCAATACGATATTATTTTGTACTAGAGCACTTAACCTAGGTAAGGATATAGACTATAGTCCTATCACGAGCCCTGCTAAGCAGGAACCCCGTGATATTACTGAGTTTATTCCTCACTTTTGGAAGGAATTAGGGTATAAGCCACTTAGCACTATACCGAGAAGTTTAAGATGGAAGAAATTCCATCTTACGACAAAAGTTGGTCCCAACTCGGACAATGATAACGCCCTATATCGAAGTTTACACGATTTATCATCGTTACCTTCGAAATTAGAGGCGTCTATCAGAGTCCTTGGTGGACCAAAGTTTGGCGCAATCTTGGACACCCTATATAACGGAGTGGTCCTATTCAAGAAGTTTTCTTGGGTAGTACCATTCGGTAAATATGGGGATAAAATTAGAAAACTTTCAGCGATACGCGATAAAGAACTCAAAGTAAGGGTTATTGCAATCGGTGACTATATGTCACAGACTGTTTTATACCCATTACATGAGTATCTTTTCCGTGTATTGAAGAAAATTCCCCAAGATTGTACTTTCGGTCAAGATAATGGACCGGGAAAATTAAAGAATAGGGAATACTACTGTAGCGTCGATTTATCGAATGCTACTGATAGGTTTCCGATTTCATTAATTTCCTCCGTGCTCCTTGGTATCCTTCCTCCCGACTATGTTAATAGTTGGAAGGACATAATGATAGGATACCCATTTGATACACCTAAGGGTAAGGTTTCTTACTCTGTTGGTAATCCAATGGGCTTCTATTCATCATGGGCTTCTTTCACAGTGGCACATCATTATGTGATGTTCTACTGTTGTAAGAAGTTAAAGATCGATTGGAAAACCGCCAACTATATCATCTTGGGAGATGACGTAGTTATCGGTGATCCGACCCTTGCAGAATACTATAAGCAAGTTATCCTGGATTTAGGGGTTGAATTTTCAGCCCCTAAGTCTTATACCTCAAAACATTTCTTTGAATTTGCTAAACGCATTTTCTGGAAAGGTTCTGAGATATCTCCTTTCCCTATCTCCGGACTTGAGGAAGTGAGTAAGAAGTATTATCTTCTTACTCAATTCTTCATCGAAGTTGAGAAGAAAGGATGGGTATCAAGTTGTGGTGTCCCTGCAATGGTTGAATCCTACTATGAAATGGTCCTAGGTTTACCAAGTAAGTTTAGAAACAAACTTGTTAAACTTAGTTCGGTCTACGAATGCGTACAAAGAATTGTACGTGGTTCCACAGAGGCTGGAGCCCTTCTTTCGAAGGCCTTCAGGCTCTTAGGCCACCAATTAACAGTTAGTGATTTCGTTGCACGTAATGTGCTCGAAAACATTGCTGTTGAGTTATTCGCAGATTCAAATCCGGTCAATCATTGGAAGGAGTGGCAAGAGAGTGGTAAAATAAGTTTATACCACCTCGAGCAGCGCCTTCTAATAATTGCCTTTGACCATTATCAAAGAGGATTCAGTCAGGCACAAGAGTTCATCAAGGCTATGCCTACTACTAACGTAGTTAGTAATATTCATCAAGCCTTTCTTGATCTCTCCAAGGAGGCACAAGGGTATTCGAACTCACCAGGTGGACAGTGGCCTTTATTACTAAAGGCTACTGCCTTCCCGGTTAGTAAGGATATACTAGTGCACCGTTCTAGTTTCTTAATTTCTAGGACGGCTTCCAAAATCGCTAAGTCTCTCGAGAATCGGGCAGAAATATTGAACTTCTACCCGCCTGAAGAGCTCCTTAGGACTTCGCCTTAGGGAAGATCACTCTGTGATCTGGAACCTGTAAGTTCGCAAGGCTTACAGGATCCTATGGAAAGAGGGGTTAACCCCCC